TGATGCGGTGGTGGAATAGGTAGACATAGGCTTGGTAAGGCATGGAGGTAAGGAGATCGAATGATCGTTGGGTGAATGGCATTTAGTTGCCATGGAGCCGTGCCATGTGAGGTGCAAATCCTCGCCCGCATTTATAGTCCCTTAGCGTAATGGGAGCGCGGTGGACTTTGACTCCATATGTGTTGGTCCGATTCCAACAGGGACTGCTTTAAGGAGAATAAATATGAAACGACATAAATTACATAGTGATGAACTAAATTGGAGTATTTTGTTTTGTAAAACAAGTAGTAGACATTTTTTATGTCATTAGAGATGGAAAGTAAGAAAAAAGAACGATAAACGTAGAAAAAAATTATTTCAATACGCTATTAAACGTTGGGGTGGATTACCACTTATTCCAGAATATGAGGTATTAAATGAGACAGCTAATAATTGCACGAAAAGATTTAAATATGAGTCCTGGTAAACTTGCAGCGCAAGTTGCTCATGCGAGTTTGGCTTTTTTATCTCAAAAAATTCGTAATAATGGCAAACAACTGCTGCTTAACACAGATTATTTAGTTCCTATTACTATTCAAAAACAAATCTATGAAGATTGGTTTTGTGATGTTTTTACTAAAACAATATGTGAAGCAAAAAATAAAAATCAACTACTTAAAGCCAAGACTATAGCCGAAGAACTTGGTATGATTGAAGGCGAAGATTTTTTTCTAATTAAGGATGCTTGTAATACTGAGTTAATGCCAGAAGAAGTAGATGAAAATGGAATTGGTCGTACATTAACATGTATTGGCTTCCGTCCATTAGATGATGAAACTGCTTGGAAAATTTCAAAAAAATTTCAACTTTATAAGTAATTTAATATTTGACTTTTTGCAGAATTTCTGCTATAATAATTATGTTGAAAGAAACAAAAGACAATTAAATAGAGGATACTCAATTCAGTAAATACGAACCCAGTGAAGAAGTACTAACCATACTGCTGGGGACGCTCAGATAACTGCCAACATGATATAAACGATAGTTTATTAAGACACTGGCCGCTCAAGAGGTAACGAATGAGCGATAAAACCAAAGGTAAAAGTTAAGAGTGGGCGCCTTTATATTTGCTATAAAAAGTCCGTTTCCTTACCGTAACGTAATAGACAGACAAGCGTTAAAAGCGTAGTCCGAATCCAGATAAGGTATAAGTTGGTACCTTATGCAAACTCTGGAAATACCACCAAGTTATGAATGTCGTTGTTGAAGGAGAGAAATCTCCTATAAGTAAGGTTTCGCGGGAGTAGTAGCCCAAATCAACGAAGAATGAACATAATAAATAAGAGATTTATTGAAAAAGTTCTGAATGGTTCATGCGGCGTAAGCCGTGGGTGAGGCTTGCAGGTAGTCATTCCTGCTGTGTTTAGGCGTGAAAGCGCGGATCAAAGAAGTTATAGGGTAGCTCCCTATGGCTCAGACTTTGGTTCACACATGACTGAAAATTATAGAAGAGTATAAAGGTATGGCGAAGGCTGCGATATTTATTGAATTGAGTATCTTTTATTATGGAGGATATTATGGATAAGGATAAGACTCCAATTTATGAGATTTATGTAATGGAATTGCCTTGGCAATTGGATGAAAAGAAATTTCCTACTTGTGGTAGTAGAGAGCGGGTTGGATTTTATTATGATAAAGAGGATGCTATTCGCGCGGTAGAAGAGAATTGGTGCGACCTTCAAGATCATTATGCTCAGGCCGCAGAAATTCGTAAAGTACAACCTGGTCTTTATCCGTTATCTTCTCATTCTGAATATTGGTATTATTTGTGGAATCAGCAAGAAAATAGATTTGAAGCGGCGAAAAAACCTAAGTTTGAAGGATGGGATTATTAAATGAAGATATATACATCATATTTTGCCCAATTAAGAAAGTTCCCGCCCAATCTCGTAGGTCTTTCAACAGCTGTATGGAATCCGCGCTGGCGGCCAATGGGTAAAGACGCGCGTGGAGTAATATGTGTAGATTGTCCTCCATTTAAGCCCGGGTATTCTTGCTCTGGATTATGTAATGGTAAGTGTAATCCTAAACATCCAGATGATTGTGAGTTCCTTAAAGTATATAAAGCTCAACTAGATAAACTTAATATTCATAGTATACAAGAAAGTCTTGGCAAACTCGCCACTCAGATTGCACGAGATGAAAAATTACAAGATATAGACTTTGCGTTTTTAGTCTATGAAACCCCTACAAACCCCTGTTCTGAACGAGTTGCAATTCAGCAATATTTCAAAGAACATGGAATTAAATGTGAAGAATGGAATCCAGATATTTGACTTTATCTAAATTTTTTTGTATAATATAATTACAGAAAGGAGAGATAAAGATGCGTAAGTATAGTATGAAATCTCATAAGCGTAGGAATCATCAGCGATGGTTTAATCAGTATGTACGTTATATCAATAAGACCATGGAAGAAGATGACCTTTGGCTTGGACGTTTCTACGTAACCCAAGAAGCCACTTGTATGGAATGGTTTGAAGATGGAAGTGGTGGCTTGATGCGCGCATTGCTAGTTATGCACGATCGCAAAACTGGAAGATGCTGCTATAAGAGTTATGATGGTCTTGATATGGATTGGAGATTTTGGCAGGATTTTAACCAATTTATTATTGAAGATTGTAAAGTTTGGGAAGAAGTTCCAGATATACGTGTAAATCGCATCGACTATCGAAAGGAGAAGAAATAATGTTTTATAAGTATACTGTTGGTTGGTATGATTCTAATGCAGATGAAGAGAAGCATGAAGAAGGCGTTGTTTTCGCGCGAGATTGGAATCAGGCGTCCGACCATGTAGTTGAAAGTTATGGCCATGATAATGTATTTGATTTGTATCTGAAGGAGTTGCCTTCAGAAGATGAAGATTATTGTCTTTCCAAGGAAGATATTGAATACGCTTTCAAGGAAGATTGATAATATTGGAAACTCTATACTGAACTAGGAGGCCCACCGGAGAAGTACCCGTGCAATCCGTCCACAAGCGCTTTTGCGTGATAAATAAGTGTCGGTGTAGGTCGCAGTAATGCATAAATGAACCTTACGGATTAAGGTGAGTGACCAGGGACATCAGCATATAAGTGACAGCAAGCACTCCTTTGACTTATATGTTTGCCCGAAGACTAGACTATGCTGAAAGGTCGCAGGCATGTGGAAGTATGGAACGGCATCCAAGTTAGATGCACACGAGAATTGGGTTAGAGGATGCCAATTTGAGTACGCGGCCAGCTCGTTAAATCGGCCTCAGAGGTACCAGTCACTCTGTATAATAACGACTGTGTATCATAGGTGTGATGGCGGCGGCACCTAAAATCGCCACCGTGCGGCGCCAGTGGGATAATGCATTAAGCAAAAGTTGCCCCTTAAGACTGGCAATTTACTTCGGGACAGCATTTGCTGTCCCACTTTTTTATTTGACTTTTTATAAAAATTATTATATAATTTTTATGTAAGAAAGAGAGGGATTTAAAAATGGATTTAGATATTTATACTAGTGAAATGAGTAAGTCCGTATGGGATAAGGCTTTCTTTATGGATAAGATTCCTGGAGTAAAGTGTGTAATTGATTTTGGTTGTGCTGATGGCGCAATGATTCGCTATCTTTCTCCTCTATTCCCGGATATTATGTTTGTTGGATATGATATTTCAAAGGAACTATTAGACCGCGCACGTAAAACTGCTCCATTTTTTTCTAATAATATTTATTTTGGAGATACTCCTCCTCTATCCGGAATAACGCAGCTTATACAGTATGTACACGATTTATTTGATCCTGATGAGATTTGTATAAATTTTTCTTCTGTATTGCATGAAGTGTTTTCTTCTACTGGTGGAGGTACAGAAATCAGCCGCTTAGTCACTGAATTACAGCCAAAATTCATTACAATTCGTGATATGTATTGTGATGATCCTGTTAATTTTACACATAGCGGTGTTGAAATTGCTCCAATACTTGATGCAATAATTCGCACCTATGGCGCACGAATGGGAGATAAATTTAATGAATATGGTAAGAAATATGGCCCATTAAAGAATTGGCGCGATTTTACGCAGTTTCTTATGAAAATCCAGTGGATTGATAATGGATGGGAAGATGAAATGAAAGAAGATTATTTTTCATGGACTCTTGATAAGCTTTATCCAATTGTTAGTGTATATTCTCCATGCTTTGAAGCACGTTATCAACTTCCATATCTTAGTGAGAAGTGGAAGAAGGAATATGGATGGTATAATCCAGACATTCATACTCATGCTCAATTCATTCTTAGGAGGAATGATTAATGCCGATTTTGTATATTCTTTGCGGGCCGAGCGGATGTGGCAAAACTACGTGGGCCGCAAATTTTATTAAAGAACATCGTGATACTGATGATATTCGCTATGTATCTCGGGATGAAATCCGTTTTGAACTTGTAGACCCTAATGAAAGTTATTTTTCGCGCGAAAAGGAAGTCTTTCGGCGCTTTGCTAACACCATTCGGCATACTCTTGTTGATGGTTTTGATTGCATTGCCGACGCTACTCATTTGAATGAGTTTTCGCGCCGTAAGCTAACGCAAGCAATTGATATGTATTTTAAAGACTATGAAATTGTTTATGTTAGTTTTAATGTAAATGCAGATACTTGTATTGAACATAATACTAATCGTGAAGGCCGTGCGAACGTTCCTGAAACTGTAATTCGTAATATGTGCCGTGATTTTCGCGCTCCTACTATGGATGAAGATGATCGTGTAAAGGAGATTATTGAAGTATGTTGAACGTTATGTTGATTGCTATGGCAGCAGTAGGAATTCTTGTAATGGCAGTTTTTGCGGTAATGCTAGTATATATGCTAATTTTGATGATAAGGGAGATGCGAGAATAATGGATATTTGGTTCACCTCAGATTTACATCTGAACCATAACAAGTCATTTCTATACGAGCCTCGTGGCTTTACAAATGTAAAGGATATGAACGAGACCATCGTAGAAAATTGGAACTCTGTGGTCAAACCAGGAGATATCGTGTACAACCTCGGAGATTCGCTTATGGGTGATCAAATGGAAGCCATTGAATATTATAAAAAGCTAAATGGTACCTCTTTTATGATTTGGGGCAATCATTGCACTGATAATAAGAAAAATCTGCTTGCCGAGCATTGTCATATTGTAGGCGGCTGGTATGCTTGGCTTATTAAGTATGGCAAGCTTTCCATTTATATGAGCCATTACCCAACGCTTACGGCAAATTATGATGAAAAGCATTTTAGCCAACATGTACTTTCTCTTCACGGACACACGCATCAGCAGACTAATTTCCTTCAGATTGACAATCCTTTTCTATATCATGTGGGTATGGATAGTCACAACTGTACTCCAGTACATATTGATGAAGTTCTTGCAGATATACGTAATAGATGGAATGAACTTGGTCAAAATACAGGACTACCGAATTCTTATGGCATTCCACAGGAGAAATAATATGATTAAAACAGAGTATAGAGAAAAAACTGTTACTTCTAAATATCCTATTTATATTACAAGTGATGGACAAGAATTTAGCAGTCAACTTCAAGCACATTATCATGAAGCTAAATTACAACTTGATAAGCATCAAATTAAAGATATACATATTAAGACTTTTGAAAATGAAGATTCAGCTACTTTATATTATTTAAAATCTGTAGCAGATTTTCAATATATGATAGATACAAAATGGTTTGATATTAAAATTGATGAATACGTTGCGCCAGGTTGGTACCTTAGTATATGGCATGACGGCGGCGATGGCGCAGATTGGAATGAAGTATATTATATGCCAACTTATCTTGAAAATATGAAATCTTGGATTAAGAATGTAGAAGAGCAAATGAATATTTGACTTCTATAAAATTTATGATATAATTAGTATGAAAGATGAAAACGTATGGGATTATTCCCATTGTAATATAGGTCATCCGTGTTCCAATTGTGATGATACTTGCAGTTTTAGAAAGGAAGTAAAAATGAAAGAATTCCCTTGTGATAACTGTGAAATCCATATGTGTGGATATTGTACCCTTAAAGAAAAATGGAATAAAGAGCATCCTAAACCTGAAAATCAAGAATTAAAAAAATATGAATGGGATTAACCTTCCGTCTTGTAAAAGACGCAGATGAAAAGGAGAATAAAAATGAACGAACTACTAAAGAATCTAAAAGAACGTGAAAATGTAACTTATACTGCTAATGGCGCGAAAGCCTACCATTCTACAATGTCTAAGGTATATGACCTTTTCGCGCAAGGTGGAGCTATGCGTGGTGCATCGAATAGCGATTGTGCTGGCCTATTCGCGGCCGCCTATAAGGAAGACCCTTCTATGGCTCTAAAGTGTCTATTCTGGCTCCGTGATATTCGGGGCGGGCAGGGCGAAAGACGTTTTTTCCGTGTTTGCCTTCAGTGGCTAGCAATGAACCACAAAGACGAAGCGTGTCATCTAATTCCGCTTGTGTCTGAGTATGGCCGCTATGATGACCTATTCGAGCTATTTAATACTCCATGTGAGCCTGAAATGCTTGGATATATTAAGTATGTAATTGATAAGAATGAAGATCATCTTGTATATAAGTGGATGCCTTCTATCAATACATCTTCTAAGAATACCCAGGCTCGTGGGCGTAAGATTGCCCATGAATTTGGGATGACTGAACGTGAGTATCGTAAGATGCTTTCTGAAGGGCGCAAGGCTTGCAATCTTGTTGAAACCCTAATGAGCCAGAATCGTTGGAATGAAATTGCTTTTAATAAGCTTCCTTCTCGCGCTGGTATCCTTTATTCAAAGGCATTTGCGCGCAGAGAAGAAACCAAAGAACGTTACGCTGCTTTTATGTCTTCTGATAAGACTAAAGTAAATGCTGGCGCTCTATATCCTTATGATGTAGTAAAGAAGGCGCGCGAAGTTATGGGCGGCTATAGTTGGTTTAGTTCTAAGGGTAATGTTCCTCTAAATGATACTAATCGTCTCGCCGCCAATAAGTATTGGGATAATCTTACTGATTATTTCAATGGCGCTACTCTAAATGCTCTATGTGTATGCGATACCAGTGGTAGTATGCTTAGTGGCTATGGTAGAAGTGGTATCGCTCCTATTGATGTAGCTATTTCTCTGTCTCTATATACAGCTGAACGTGCAAAAGGCCCATTCCATAATCACTTTATTAGTTTTAGCTCGCGGCCGCAGCTTATTGAAGTTGAAGGTGTAGATTTCTGCGATAAGGTATATCGTATCTATCGTAGAAACCTATGTGAAAATACTAATATTGAAGCAACATTTGACCTAATTCTACGGACGGCTACACAGAATCATCTATCTCAGGATGATTTACCAGAAACGATTATTGTTGTCTCAGATATGCAATTCGATGCTGGTCGGACTAGTTCATACTATACAGGTATGACACTTATGGAAAAAATTGAAGCGAAGTGGAATGCTTGCGGCTATAAGATGCCGAAACTCATCTATTGGAATGTAAATGCATCCGGTGATGGAAATATTCCAATGAAGGATAAGGATGGCGTTACTTATGTAAGTGGAGCTTCTCCTTCAATCTTTACTCAGATTATGACTGGAAAAACGGGTATTGATCTTATGTTGGAGGCACTTCTAAGTGACCGCTACAAGCCCGTAATTTCCATTACTAAATAACCTTTTCTCCCTCCTCTCTTAAAGTCGAGCAAGTAATTGCTTGACTTTTTTCTTAATTTCGGGTATAATTATTATAGAAAGAGGTGAGAATATGGATATTCTTAGAAGAGTAAAAGAACATCATAGATTTATTAAAAGTTTAGGTCATGAAGTAGTCATGACCGTGTTAATCGGGTCGCAAAATTATGGATTAAATAATGAAACCAGTGATTATGATACATTTACTTTTATTCTCCCTTCTGAGCGTGATTTATATTTAGGACGTGATCCTATTAGTGGAGAAATTGAAGTAGAAAATGGCAAGTGCATGTATAAGGATATTCGTCTTGCTTTAAACCTGCTCAAGAAAACTTCTCCTAATAGTCTTGAATGCTTTGTTAGTAAGCATCGTTATTATGAGCCAAAATATACTAGTATTTTAACAAAATATTTAGATAATGAAAATACATTAAATAAAATGGTTCATTGTAATTATGAACATATGCTTTATGCAATGGCAGGCATGGCGCATCAGCTTACTAAACGCAATATGCCAGCGGGTAAGCGCTATTCACATGCGTTGCGGCTTTATAGTATGAAAGATAACTTCTTAGATTTTGCAAAAACCTTTCAATTGATTAAACTCTTGCCGCGCGATTATAAAAAAGCACTTCATGCAAAGCGTGATACATTAGAGTCAAATGATGCATACTACAATGATGGATGTGTAAATATTGCAAACATTCTAGACGAGTGCCGTGATAACTTTAAAAAGACTCCTGCTCAACATGCAATTGAAGTAGAGGGTCTTAAACTAATTGAAAAAATGCAGCAGGAATTGATGCATTACTATATTAAATATATTTTATAAGAGGAGTTAAAATGGAACTAGATATCCACGAAGGAAAACGAGTGCTATATAAGCATAATGGTCAGTGGGAAGTTGGCGAACTTACCGAAGCACACAATACTCAACTTACTAATAAAGGACTTTATCTTTCTATTATTCCAAAGGAATTTATTGGTCAGGATGCTCCATATCTGCATGATGCAGAAATAAATGATATTTTTCTAGATGCAACGCCAGTAGAGGATTATTGGCGCGATTATAAAGATATTTTCATGACGAAAGAAGATTATCTTACCTTTATTGAAAGTGAAGATTTTGTTAAGGCTTCTGAGCAGGCTTATGTATCCGATGGAGAATATTATTATTATCCTATTAGCAAGTATACAAAGAATTGGATTGAAAAGCAACCATTTGAATATGTGGTGAGAATGGCATGATAAAAAGATTTTCATTGCCTGGGTATTACAATCATTTTAATGAAATACAAGTTTTGCTACAATATTATAAGCAACATTCAGATTATTTCTATCCAGATAGAATAATAGATAGTGCCTATGATTTACCCCCTGGGTTAATTTGGAATGGCGGTCGAATCAATTTATCGAATAAACATAATAAAATATCATATGATCAATTATTTTCATTTTACCATTCTATTCCGAATTTTCATTTGCGGCATACTTGCACTAATATGCTACTTGGAGAAGAAGAAATTTTAAATAAAGAGTGCAATAATTTTCTTAAAAAATATGTTAGCCAACAAGATAAAATTATTGTGAACAACCCCGTATTATATACTTATCTACGAAAAAATTATTCATTTGAAATAATTTTTTCTACTACTTTATGTCTTGATGATATCGATACAATAAATAAATTAAGTGAAAATAATATTTATGTGCTTAATTATAATTATAATAATAATGATGATTATTTGCGACAACTAAAGCATCCAGAACATATTGAAATCTTATGCGGCGAACCATGCGTAGATAATTGTCCGGATAGATTACAGCATTATCGCACCATCAGTAAACAGCAATTAGGCTTACCACTTGATGATAATGACATTATTCAATGTCGTCATAGAGTTATGACAGAAGTAATTACTTCGCAAACTGAATTCGATGTAATTCAAAATAGAGCAAATGCAATTCATAATGATAGGATAGAAGCTCTTACTGCACAAGGATTCCAATATTTTAAAATTTCTGGGCGTTTTACTAGCACTCCAGTTTTCTTTAAATTAATTTCATATTATTTAATTCTTCCTGAAAAGAGAGAAGAAGCAGAAAAAGAATTATGTAAAGAGGTTGCAAAATATCAATTATGCCAAAAATTAAAACTGAAATTGAATTAAAGGATTTGCCGCTATTATATCAACAATTTCATGAAGCTATTAAAATTGGAGACCCACGATTAGAAAATATGCAATGCATATTTTACTATCAAGATGATTCCATAACATATGTTTATCCAATTTTTGATTTTTTAGATATTCCAAAATCTCAACTAAATAAAATTATAAAATTTTTTCTAATTCAACCATCTTAAATGGTTGAATTTTTTTAAATTTATGTTATAATATTTATAGAAAATAAGAGAGGAAATAAAAGATATGAAAGATGAAGCTTTAGAAGTAATGGTTGAACAAGCCATGCGAATAAGCAATTATAATTCTTATGAAGATTATAATAATGAAGAGCTTCGTGAACAGTTTCGCCGCATTTTGAAGGGAGAAAATACTAATGCCAGTAGCAAAGACATACAGCAAATTTGAGCTTAGTGGAGAGCCATTTAAAGAAAATGGGCGTATGTATGTTAATGTTATCATGCCAAAAGGCATTAAAAAAGTACGTTGGTATTCTGATATAGAATACAAGCGTATGTATCCTGATGAAATTATAGAAAATAATACAATGGACTTTAATGCCTTCCATGCATTTGGCTTTGATCGCGGCGGCTTCATTACTATTTATAAAGGTGATATTGAAACTTTTGCAGAAGAACATCGTGAATACTTTTGGCATAATTTGACATTTGGTTATTATACTCCTTCAAATATAAAGGTTCCTGAACTTCCCGCTTCCATAATTCCAATTCAGTTGAAGTGGGAAGAAATACGCGCGCATGATACTAGAATGCGGTCGCATGAAGAAGTTAGAAAGATTGTTGAATCTTATATTTATACTAAAACAGAAAGTAAGTATCAAGGTGAAGTAGATGAATGGCTACAAGAAACAGTTACGATTAGAGAAAAGACAAGCAAAGAAAGCCACTTTGGTACGAAACATACGTACACTTTGGTTGATTCCGAAGGCAATTCTTATATTTGGGAAACAGGCGCCAAAGATTATACGCGTAATACGACAGTTTCTTTGAAAATGAAAGTTAAAGAACATAAGGAAATTAATGGAGAACAATGTACTGTTGTTTGGTACTGTAAAGAAATATGAAACTATTGAACACGAGATATATGGGACTTATTGCTAGATGTAATTATGGCTGTGGAGCACTTATTGGATATGAACCTAGTGATGTAAGTAAAAATCAATGTATTAAATGTCCACAGTGTAATGCTGTATTATGGGTGCCATTTAATCCGAATTACGATGGCGTTATTAAAGAAGATAGTGAGGAAAAGAAAGATGAAACTGTGGTTTGAAAATGCTGATGGTATTTGCCGTGTAATTAAAGACCCCTGTAATACTTGGGAAGATGTTAATAAAGCAGTAGATGAATTTATTGCTAATTGTAATGCTAATAAGCATAAGCTCGCAAGAGAAAGATACGGAAAAGATTATGACCCGTCTAAAGTTATTCCATTTGTAAGTTATTATACTCGTATGTGGGAAGAAGATGGTATGACCAAGCTTGATGTTGGTTCTCATACTGAATTTTTCTTTTGGGAGGGTAAGTATGCTGAAAACAATTGATTTTAATGATGACGCTCATAAATATATTGCACAACTTGAAGAAGAAAATGAAAGACTTCAATGTAAAGTAAATTCATTAGAAGATGCTTGCCGTAGGCTACAGTGGGAAAATGCACAGGCAAAAAAGGATAAGCCACTGGCAGATGCAATAAGAACTATTATAAAGGAGTGGAAAAAACTATGATTACTAAAGCCGCAGTAAAAATTTATGATATACGGCAAGATAAAGAATGGATTATTCCATGTCATAGACATGGAGATGCTTTTTATATCTTATATGAGTTTGGCTATAAAAAGAATATTGATTATAAAGAACTTGCCCAAGGCTTTATAGATGAAGAAGGAAATTTTTATGACAGAATCGCGGCAAAAAAGCACGCGCAAGCACATGACCAATTGAAAGAGAATACTAGATGTGCTGAACTATTTTCGGAAAATTTATGGTGATATATATGAGCAATGAATTTAAAGATTATTTATATGATAAGATATGTGAAGTTGTCCTTGACTCCGGCGCGATGGATGAAATTGAACAGGTTCGCGGCATTTCGTACTCTATTCGCAATTATGTTTATGGCCGCAAGAATGGACAGGAAGTTGTTCTAATGGTTTGGTGCGATGATAATACTGGCGAATGGCGAATTGAACATCGGGAGACGGAGAAATGAAAAAGATTATTTTAATCAGTTTATTGATTAGTCTTTTAGTTCTATTAACAGGCTGTACTACAAAATTAGAAGTTGAAAGACAAGCTATGATTATTATGCCAGATGGTTCCTTTATTAAAGGGATATGTACTGATATGCTACGTTATAGTGAGAATTGGATATATGTAAAAGTAGATGGAATAGAGTATTATCTTGATAGCTGGCGGTTAGTACTATGGAATAAATAATTGACATTTTCTAAATTTATGATATAATTATTATGTAAGAAAGAGAGAAAGGATGATATAAATGCTTGATAAAGACGGTATTCGGCAGCTTGCCTATATAGTTCTAATTGATGGCATTGAGCCAATCCCTGGCTATGATCGTGTAGAACATGCAATTGTTGGCGGTTGGCGCGTAATTGTTCAGAAAGACCAGTTTAAAGTTGGCGATCCTGCTATTTATTTCGAGATTGATTCTCGTGTTCCTTCTGATAAGGAATGCTTTGCTTTCCTTGAGAAGCGCAACTACAAAGTTAAGACTTTGAAGATGTGCAAAACTATTTCTCAGGGTTTGCTTATGCATCCGTCTGATTTTGGTTGGCATGTTACTCTTCAGGGTGAAATTGATGACGGTGAAAATATTCATACTCCTGTAGATGAATCACGCTTTCTTACTAAACAGCTTGGCGTAACTTATGCAGATGATGAAGATAATCAGCGTAAGGCCGCACCGGTAGATAAATATAAGAAAATGGCTCAGCGTCATGCTTCTCTGTTCAAAAAGCCTTGGGCGCGTTGGATGATGCGTCATGAATGGGGCCGTAAAGTTATGTTTTTCTTCTTTGGAAAGAAAAAGGATAAGAAGAATGGATGGCCCTCTTGGGTTTCTAAGACTGACGAAGAACGCGTGCAGAATATGCCGTGGATACTGGAAGATTCCGGTGACTGGGTAGCCACTGAGAAAATTGATGGTACCAGCACTACTTTCACTATGAAGCGCGGGAAGTTTGGCAAAAAGAACTTCTATGTATGTTCTCGTAATGTTTGCTTTGGTGAAGAAGATAAACCTTGTTATTATGACACCAATGTATATTGGGAAATGGCTAAGAAGTATAATATCTTTGAAGTACTTTCCAAGATGCTTGAAAAGTATCCACAAGAAGAGTGGATTACTATCCAGGGCGAAACTTATGGAGAAGGAGTGCAGAAGCGTGATTATTCTCTAACCGGACATGATTTTGCCGCCTTTAACTTGATTTTTTCTTCTAAAGGTCGTGTTGGTACTATAGAAATGCTTAAGATTCTTGCAGAATATGGTGTTCCTTGCGTACCAGTGCTTGAAGCCTGCATGAAGATAAATCAGTTTGAAAATGTTGATGCTATTCTTGCATATGCAGATGGTAATTCTGTAAAAGATGACAAGCCTCGTGAAGGGATTGTATTCCGTTCTACCGATGGCACGAAGTCTTTTAAGGCGGTGAGCAATAGCTTCTTGCTGAAGTATCATGGATGAGGAGTAAATAATGGAAATTACTTTTGATAACTTACCAGATATTATTTGGGGCACTATGTACGGAGAGCATCGTACAGATAAAGATGCTATTATTTTACCTATTAAAAAATCAAAACTTCATAAAACAGTCTCTGATGATAGTGTCATTTATATTTGGGGATGGCCTGGCCCAGATGGTAATATATATAATTATAGTGATTATGGGGAGACTTGGGCTTTTACCCCAGAAGAATTATCTCCTGCTAGAAAATACGAGGATGTATATGGATAAAAGGAGTTGATTAAGTGACAGAAAAATTACTAGGAAAGATATCAGATGTTAGATTTGGTTTCATTCCAGACTATCCTTTTCTATTTGGATTAGATTTAACATTTAAATTATCTGATAACAGCCATATAGGTACTGGCGGAAAATATACTGTTAATATATCTGAGGCTTGTAAATGGTCAGAAGAAGAGAGAAATACCGCGTTAATTGATATGATAAATCAAATTATAAAAGTTATGAAAGATGCTAAGATAACTAATATAAGTGATTTAAAAAATAAACCTGTTGAAGTTACTATTGACCGGAATATTTTTAAAGATTTTAGAATTTTAACTGAAGTACTATAAGGAGTGGATAATATGAATGAATATACTAATTATCTAAAATGGCTGTATCGTCGTAACCTTTTGAAAACACGAGGAGAAGAAATAAATCGTGGTATTATTGGAAAACTAAATAGAAAAATTAGACATTATGAGGAGGCTATGGTTAAATAATGGTACTATTGATTTTGGCTATACTTATTCTTATTGCCGGTATTATTGGCGGAGCTACAATTAATCGTGATGAATATCCAGGTTTTAAGGTCGCTACACCACTAATTGGAACTGTTATAGCAATTGTACTTGTTATTCTTTCATGCGTATCTTATGTACCTACTGGATATACAGGTATTGTGACTACTTTCGGTAAAGTACATGAAAATACTCTTGACGCTGGTATTAACTTTCACGCACCTTGGGATAATGTGATCAAGATGGATAATCGTGAACAGCGTATTACCTTCCAGCTTGAAGCTTTTTCCAAAGATATTCAGCAGGTAGCAGTACAAGGCTCTATTAACTATAATATTGATAAAACCACCGCAATGAATTTGTATCGAGATATTGGCGTTGAATACGCTACAATTCTAATTAGTCCACGTATTCAAGAGGACGTAAAAATTATCATTGCTAAGTATACCGCCGAAAATCTAATCGAAAATCGTCAGGCTATGTCTGATTCTATTTATGAACTGCTTAAAAATGAATTAACCAATAAAGGTATAAATATTATTTCTCTTGCAGTTGAAAATATTGATTTCACCGATGCGTTTGAATCTGCAGTTGAAGCTAAACAGGTGGCTACGCAGGAAAAGCAGAAAGCTAAGACTCAGCAGGAACAGCAGACTATGGAAGAAGAACAGAAAGCAGAGCGTGCTCGTATTGCTGCTCAGGCACAGGCAGATGTGCAGAAAATTGAAGCAGACGCAGAAGCTTATGCTATTCGCGCGAAGGCCGATGCTGAGGCAGAAGCTAATAAGAAATTGAATGCATCTCTAACTGTTGATCTTATTGAATATAATAAGATTCTACATTGGGATGGTAAGTTGCCTACGTTTACTGGTGGTGGAACTGTACCTATTGTAAATTTCGGAGGGATCGAATAATCGGCCCTCTTTTTTTATTTGACTTTTTATATATTTTAGTGTATAATTTTTATATAAGAAGAGAGGTGTAAAATTATGCACGATATATTCACATTTTCGGATATCCACGGAATGTGGGATTTATATAAAGCAATTATGGATTATTGTCATGAGCAAGACCCAGAAGCAATGATTATCTATTGCGGCGATGCGTGTGATAGAGGTCCTGATGGATATCGTATTATGAAGGAACTTTTAGATAATCCATATGTTGTTTATTTAAAAGGTAATCATGAGGATATGTTCACTAAGGCGGCGCGAGAAATTAAACAGATGTTTAATTTTGAAAATACAGATCGAGATCACGTTAAAAAGGTTCTTTCTGCTTGTAAGAATTTTGATTATAAGTATGCTGCGATTCAAGATTCATTATATAATGGTGGTATGTCAACTCTATTAGATTGGATTATGGATGGTATGCCAATGGACTTCATTGAGCGTATTGAGCAGCTTCCTTTAACTTTTAGTACAGATACATGTGATTTTTGCCATAGCGGTGGGTTATATAATACTTTTAAGCGTGTTGCTGATTGTGAATATAATGGTCTTCCAATAGAACAATGGACAGGCGATGCAATTATTTGGAATAGATCTGCATTGAATATTGGTTGGGCGCCAAATAGAACTTGTATATTTGGGCATACTCCGACTCCTTATTTAGAAGATTATTTAGATGGATTTAAATGGGACGAAAATAAAGAAGTAGAGCCATATAAATATATTGGGACTTTTAATCCACATTTTACTGGCGCGAAAATTGATATAGACACGGGCGCAGCTTTTACTGGTCGTGCCTTTGTTTTAAATGTACTTACAATGAAAGCACAAGGATTCGAATTGAAAGATAAGCAAGTTGAAAAAATTGAAGTAATTCAATTCTAATTGAAATACATATTTATAAAGGAGAAGCCATCAAATTTGATGGCTTATTTTATTTATTAAGAGGTGGTGCAAATGCAATATCCATTTTTTCCTACAATATCAGTTGGCAAACGGTTTTTTATCTTTAATTCATTATGTGATAATGAATTACCGGGCGCAACAGAAACTTATGCAACTGCACAAGATATTTTAAATAGTGGTATATCTGCATTAAAGCCTGCTGATGATAATGAATCACAAACAACCATTGATACCGCTTTAACTTTTTTAAATATGGCATATAAAACAGAGTTAGCAACTGAAAAAAATTTTTACCAAACTCATTTATTAAATAATCAAGATATCCCCGAGCATTATAGATAGAAAATTGCTAATTTAATTTCTGAAACTAACTTTGATTATTTATCTTTTATAAACATATTAAAAGAAATTGAATTAGGTGAAAAACAATGGAAACAACAATTAAAAGAAATTAGATAGCAAGCTGAACATTTTAATACTGCTTTAAATTCATATGAATAGAAAATTGGTAAATTTGATATGCGAATATAGGGCTCAGACGCAGTAAAAACATTAATTGGATAGCTGTATAAAGACCCTGATATATTATATAAAGAATAGAATAGTAGTTGGTAGCGAGCCTTGCATAGAATTCAAACTTTTAGCAATGCTGCATTAGGCTCTATGCGATCATAGGATTCTGCAGAATTAATTCAATTAATAAAAGACAATTTTAACTTATTATTAGGATAGCCAGATATTAAATTAACTTTACCATAGAAAATAGCATTTATTAGTGAAATGTCAGAACAAATTGCTCAAGAAGTATATTCAATTTAGGAAGATAATTCTACTACTATATTAAACTTAGATACGGCGAATGAATTAATTCATTTATTAGAACAAGATGATAAAACGCCAATAGATAATTTACATATTGAAAATATAAAACGTAAAGCAAAATCTTTATTGAATAACTTAGAAATATTGGAATAGCAAGGAGAATTAATATTGCCTTCAGTAAAAGGAAAAATATCATATAATGCTAATACTAAAAATATTGTTGGCTTAACTAAAGATCTAAGAAAAAAATTAGCTTAGATTCTAGAAGATGATACTTTAGGTAAAATGGCTGAATTAAATTTTACTGGGAAAGATGGAATAAAAAATAAAAAGAAATTTTTAGAATAGTTAAAAATAGCAATAAAAAAAGCATATGGAAAAGATGAATATGGTGAAAATATTATAAAAGCTTTAAATAAAGCTCAATTAGTAGACCGTATTAATGAATTACTTAGTACTCGTGGCCGTTTAAAAATCAGTGTAGAAACTGAAATTTCATCCGCCCGTACTATTAATTAGCTTTTTGGCTCAAAACAAATGAATTCTAAATTAATTGCAGCATTAAATGGTAAGGCTGATAGTATACATATAGGTTATGCAGTAGGAGATATTGAAATGCCAAATAATATATCTTAGGATATTACTAAAGAAGTTTCTACAATTTATGAAGAAGTTTATGAATAGGCGTATAAAGAAACAATACGCTCATTACAATCTATGTCATACGCATTACCAACTGCTAGTAAAGCAGAGCATGAATATCAAAAATTATTTTAGTCTACTAGCGCTTATTCTTCTTATGCAGATAGTATAGCAAATCAAAAAGCTAATCAAGCTGCTTTAGATGCATTACAATCTCGTATTTTAAATTTAGAATAGTTACCAACAGAAGCATATGATAAAATGTTTGATTTATCAAAATTATTTAAAATTGAAAATTCTGTAAAATATGCTAGATATTATTTAAATGATTATGGATTTCATGGAGGGTCTTTAGGCGCATCATTAATTGAATAGTTAATGAATTTAAATAATATTATGAGCTAGGCAGGGATTTCCAATCGTCTTGATATTGATTGGCTAACTTTTGCAATTTTAAACGCTGGAGATGGAATGATTGGATATGGAAATCGTACAGCTATTGAAGATTATCTTTCTGGTTTTGCTGCAATACTAATGTTTAGAACTGGTGGCGAATTAGCTAAATAGGTAAAAATGAATATGGAATAGTAGATGATTACAAGCGCAGATACTATGCGTCTTTATACTTTTTAGAGTATGTATGTTCCATCTTCTTTTATATTAAAAACAACATATGATGCTTTAATGCAAGCGTATAATACTATTATAACTTCAGCTAGAGGTTCATAGGTTTTAATTATTAATCCTGTAACAGAAAAAGATAAAGTTAACTCACATCTAGTTGATAAATTATATGACCAACGCGGTTAGGCTTGGTATGAAACTGCTGCAGCTAATTTCAGTAAAGTATCTTTAGAAGAGCGTTTATTAGTAGGATTTTTAGATGTTTTAGAAGAATTAGAAACTATTATGAACAAGACATAATCTCTATCTCTGATAGGGTTTATATAAAATTTCTTCCCAAGGAGGTGAGACCAATGTCCAAATTAGGCGACTTCTTCAAACATTTTAAAGAAAAATATGATGAAGAGCAAAAGCGTTATATACGTATGGATAAATTTCTTGATAGGGCCGAAGAAAATAATGAAAAATTAAAAGAGGTTGCAACAACTGTAAATACTTTAAGCGGCCAAGTATCAGAAATTAAAACTAAAGTAGATAATCTACAAAACCATATGACTCATATTGACGGGCGTCTATCAATTATTGGGGAAGGCACAAAAATGGAACTTTTTGATACACTATATGGCTGGAAGAAAATCTTAGTAGACGATCGTGGTTGGGCTTCCGCGGCAGAAAAAAAGGAAGTTAAAGATATCTATGAAGTATACCACGAAGGTCTACATGGCAATGGTTAGGGTAAAGTTTATTTTGAATAGATTATGAACCTACCAGAACATGAAATTGCACCAAATAATTGACTTTTTTCTTAAATTGAATTATAATTAATTTAAGTAAAAAGGAGGATAAGTTATGATCGAGAGTAAGAGAAGCAAAGCGCAAATTGCACAACTTGAAATATATACAGATGGTTCTTGTAAAAAATTAGGATCAAAAGCAACGTTTGGCGGCTGGAGCTTCATTGCTCTTCGTGGTGGTGAACGGATTTATGAAGTTGCCGGCAGCGAATATGGGACCACAAATCAGCGTATGGAATTGTTAGCGATACGCAATGCCTTAGAGTTCGCAGAAAAGAACCGGCATCCGAATGAATCTGTAATTATTTATAGTGATTCAGCTTATGCAATTAATTGTTATACGCAAGAATGGTATACCAGATGGCAAAAGAATGGTTGGACAAATTATAAAGGTGAAGATGTTGCTAATCAAGATTTGTGGATTGATATTGTCCCATATTTTGATAATTTCTGGTATTACTTTTCTAAAGTAAAAGGACATGGCGATAATTATTGGAATAATGAATGCGATAAGCTTGCTCAAAAGGAATCACAATTACTAAAAGATAATTTTCAAGGAGAACAAAATTTAGATGGATGATAACATATTTGAAGTAACCCGTGATGAATATGCGGGAGTAATTGCTTAGATTAACCCTAAAACTTCTGATATTGAAACAGTTCATGAAGATTGGGGCACATCTATTAGAATACGAAATAAAACTGGAATACATTTTACTACTAGAAACATTTCTTGCGATGGTGAAGAGCATTATTATGTATTTGAATTACCACGCGGAGAAGATTGTCTGCCGCCAAAAGCTATTAGAAAAATAACTTTGGAAACGAAAGAAGAAGTTCAAGCATTTTTTGACGCTCTTAATAAAATTCAAAGAGGTGAGGCTAATGGCTGAATTATTTCCGAATATTAGTGATAAAGTAAGAAAACAATTAGAATCTGGATTTGCATTAGCCTTATCTTCTGCAAAAGACCCAGCAGAAGTAGCAAATCTATTAAATGCTATTACTGAACAATTTTCTGGAGAAGAACATGAATTTGCACAATTTTATTTTAATATGCGATTGGAGGCGATGAATAGTGAAAACATTGATTCTGAGCGGTAAATCTGGCGCGGGTAAGGATATGCTTGCTCATTTTATGAAAGAAGAGTTGGAAAAACAGGGCAAAAAAGTTATTATTATGCATTATGGAGATGCAGTAAAATGGGTATTACGAGATTATTTTAATTGGGATGGCAAGAAAGATGAGAAAGGCCGCACACTTTTACAGCATGTTGGCACCGATATAGTGAGAGCTAAATATCCAAATTTTTGGACAGCAATTGTAGTTGGCCTTTTATCTGCATTCGAAAACGAATTTGATTTCGCGCTAATTCCTGACGCTCGTTTCCCGAATGAAATAGAAATAGTATCGGATGCACTTGATGTAATTACTATTCGTATTGACAGAAAAAACAGTGACGGTAGTGATTGGGTCAATCCGCTATTTACACCTGAGCAACTGAAGCATCCAAGCGAAACATCATTAGACAATTATGTATTTGATTATATTGTGCATAATGATGAGGGATTAGAACTATTAAAAGAAAGCGCAATTACTTTATTAAATGATATATGCGAGGAATAATAAATGCTATTAAGAGAATTAGAGCCTGAACGATATTGGAGTATGCCAAGTTCCACAACAAAAGAAAAACGTGAATTAGAAATCCAATCAATGATTAGCTCTGGAAATTATAGTTTTCAGCTTAAAACTGATGGTAATTATAGCGCTTTTATTTGCGATTTTGATGGAGATAAACGTATAATTAGCCGCGGAATTAGCACAGTTACAAATGAATATGGTCGTATTGATGATAGATTATTTTTCTTTGATGCTGTTGCGACTAATTTCAATAAACCAACTCGTATAATGGCTGAAGTTTATTATGATAATGGCATAGATAGAAATGTTGGTTCTGTTTTACGCGCGAGTCCAATTAAATCAAAAAGCATTCAAGATGAAGATTTTTATTTAAAGGCTTCACAGACTACTAAGTTTAGTGCTAAGGATAGGCGCGATATTGAAAATAATGAATTTAGAAATAAAAAATTAAAGTGGCGTATTTTTGATATATGGTATTATGATGGAGAAGATTTAATGCAAACTCCTTGGATTGAACGTCAAAAGTATGTTAAAGCCGCAGCAGAACGCATCAATCATCCATTAGTAACATATGTCCATTATTATCCTATGAATGATACTTTCTATGATAAATTAAATACTATTTTTTCTGCTGGAGGGGAAGGCGTAGTTTGTTATAAAAATAATGGACTACCAGAGCCAGGCAAACGAACTGCTCATAAGACAATGAAGGTTAAACGAGAACTAGAAAATCTTATTGATTGCCTTATTACTGGCACTGAACCCGCTACAGAAGATTATAGTGGAAAAGATATTAACTCTTGGACTTTTTGGAAAAACACTCGCACTGGTGAAAAACTTGTTGGACAACTGTTTGGAGAATATCAAATGGGTGGTCCTATTAAGCCCATCAGTCGTGGTGCATATATGAATTGGCCAGGAGCTATTTATGTTAGTGTATATGATTCAAATCATCAATTAATTCCTCTTTGTAAAGTATCGGGTTTAACTGATGAATTTAAAGAAGAATTAAAAAATAATTTTAATGACTGGTATTTATGTCCCGTGACAATAGGAGGTATGGCGCTAAGTGATGCTAATGGGCTCAGTGTACGCCATCCATACCTAAAGTCCATCCGCCGGGAAGATATTTCACCAGATGATTGTACACTAGCAAAAATTATTAAATAAGCGCGCGAAAGTGTAGCTGAGGAGGATTTATGGATTTAGAAGAACTTTTTGGTGAAGTAGAAAAATTTGGATTTGATCCAATTACTTATTAGTATTTTCACCAGTTATTGAACAAGCGTACTATAATTTTAAATGAATATGTATCTGATGCAACAGTGGAGAAGGTATATCTTCCTCTGAGAGAATTTGAAGAAGATGATTCTACTGAACCAGTTACATTAATTTTAAATTCATGCGGCGGTAGCGTATCTAACGGCTTCTATCTTGCTCAATATATATCAATGTATTCTAAGCCTTTAAATATTATTGTTCCAGGTATGGCCGCAAGTATGGCAGCAATTATATTAGCTGGCGGCGGAAAAAATGAAAATGTAATTCGTTATGGTTTTCCGGCTTCTTATATATTACTTCATGATGGATATGTAGCATTAGAGTCAAGTGAGGCTCGTACTGCTGATGATATTATGGAATTTAATAAACAAGTAGATGCCGATATTCGTGACTTTATTATCCAAAATACAAATATTAGCCCAGAGGTGTATGATGCTCATGCTCGAAAATAGTGGTTTATTAAGGGAGATGAACTCAAACAATTAGGACTAATTGATTGTATTTATGGAGTTGATGACAAATGATAAAGCATTGGGCCGATACTAGTGCTCTTTTACATCAAGATAATCTTTTATCAGCTGATACTATTATTGGTATCAGCCCTTTAACTTTATAGGAGTTAGAGCATTTAAAATCTTCTGAGCATGAAAGTAGTGAACTGAAATTTAGAGTACGCTCTGCAATTAGAGCTATTGTTACTGACAATCATTTTGAAACAGTGCTAGTAGACAATAAAAAAATCGATAAGATGCTAAAAAAATATAACTTTTTAAGTAATATAAATGACCATCGTATATTATGTGCGGCAGAAATTACAGCAATTGAATAGGGCAGTAATATTGTATTTTTAACTAGTGATGCTGCACAGTATCTATTTGCTTTACAAATGCCGCATCTTTTAGCCACATATCCAATGAGCGCTGAAATGGCAGAAAAATCAGGAGAAGAATGGTGCGGTTGGGGTAAATACTGGCCAACAGAGCAAGAAATGGCCTTACTATATGCTGACCCAAAAATAAATATACTGAAATGTAAAACAAATGAATTCGCAGAAATATATGAAGGAAAAGAGTTAAAAGATGTTCTATTCTGGACTGGGGCCGAATACCGTAGATTAAAATATAAAAATATGTTTAATCCATATATAGAAGAAACTATTGCTCCACGTAATTTAGAACAAAAGATGACTTTCGATTTATTACAAAATTCTAATATTAAAGTTAAATTACTTACTAGTGCTTGGGGCGGCGGAAAAACTTTATTAGCATTAACATATGCACTTGAACAAATACACCGTGGTAATTATCGTAAATTAATATTTGTACGAAATAATATAGTAGTAGCAGATACTAATGATATAGGTTATTTGCCGGGTGATTTAAATGATAAAATGCTAATTTGGGGCGGGCCTCTTGCAGATCATCTTGGTGGCATGGATATGTTAGAACAACTAATCGAAGATGGAGTAATAGAAATTTTTCCTTTATCTCATATTCGCGGTCGTTCAATTAAAGATTCAATTGTTATTTGTGATGAATGCGAGAATATGAATGATAAACTAGTTACGCTGCTTATGAGCCGCATTGAAGATGGAAGCGAGTTAATTTTCTGCGGCGATGTGGCTTAGATTGATAACAGAAAATTTGAAAAAAATAATGGTATTAAATCTATGCTTGTACATTTAGCTGGAGAACCATTATTTGGCACTGTTAAACTTACTAAATCCGAAAGAGGGGCTGTAGCCGCAATGTGCAATTTAATTCGGCCACCTGTTTAAAATTGGGCGCTTTGCGCCCTCTTTTTTTATTTGACTTTTTTCTAAATTCATGATATAATAAAGAAAAAAGTTATAGGAGGATTTTATATGTCCGAACAACGAACAATATATGATGATATGATTGATGAGTATTTTAATCGTCATCCAGATGCAGGACTCGCTTGGTGGATGCTGCCACTTGAGCAGCAGCCAGAAGGCTTCAAGCAAGAAATGTATGATATTATTTGGTATTTGACGCATAAGGAGGATAAAGATGAATAAAGAGCCACTCGGGTACTTAGGCGGCGATATCATGACATATGGCTCTAATCTCGCGCGCCAAGAAGAATATGATAAGTTTAGAGCTGCGGGCATTCCTGGTGAAGTCTATAGTCCTGTACAGAACAAATCAATTAATGATAAATCTAATATGACAGAAGAAGAGAATAACCATCTTGCTGAAAAAATCTGTGAAGCAGATATTGAACGCCTATGGAACAGTGATTATACTGTTCTGTGCCCAGAACAAAGCGCCATTGGCACTATGTGCGAAATGGGTGCGCTATATGGGTGGAAGTATATGGCAGACCAAATGATTAAGAAAGTTTGGGAAACAATAATGGATAATAATTGGAAAAATACTAATTTAGGTAATTTATCACAAGAACAAAAAGCACAATTATTTGATGTACTATTAAAAATTCTTGATCAACAAGCAATTAAACAAAATTATGCCCATTACTTCGATATTCGCACCAACCATCTTAATGAGAAGGATTGGCGCCGCAGCTTCAGTATCAATCAGATGTTATATGGTATGATTTTGTACGCTACGGAAGATCATACACTACATAATTCATTTGATGAAATTCTACCTTTACTACAAAAAGAATATGGTAAGAAAGATACAGACGAACATATATCAGATTGGAGGTAACTTATGAAAACAACAAATAAAGTTTAGACTGGAGATACAATTACAGGAACCAGTACAAGTACATCTTATACTTACAACAATCATTCTTATACATCTGAAAAAGGATGGGAATGTCCTCGCTGCGGCCGCATTAATGCTCCTTGGGTACGGCAATGTGATTGTTCTCCATCTACTTATACTTCTTGGGATAAATTTACAATAAATCCCTGTGATAAAAAATGGTGGACAGAAATTACATGTAGCGATGATAATACGTTTAAAATCCATCCAGAATCTATTGCCTATAGCACCAATGTAAATCAAATAGCTGGCGGTAGTGATTATAAAGATCCAGTCACGGGAGACTGGGTAAACGTTCCCAAAACTTATACTAATTCAGTAAAAAGGTAAATATATGAGTAATTTAATTTATGGAATTCAAGACAACTCAAAGACAACAAAAAAATGGATTTTATATTGTAATAAATTATTTGCTTTAGAATTAATAAATAAGATAACTTAT